TGCCTCCTTGTAAGATGCCTATATCAGAGGGTAACCCGGGTAAGGCGTCACCGTTCTTACTGTTGGTTAAGTCCTCTACGGAAGTTTGGCCAGCAGGATTAACCAGATGCCTGAACTCGGCACCCTGAACCGCACCATCTATGATTGCTTCGCTTAGCACTGATAGTGCTTCAAGGTCACCAATGTAGTCTTCTACAGGGCCTGTGCCGTAGTTAGCGTCATCTGCTAGATCCCAGTAAATCGGATGGTAGGGGAGTTTCCCCGCAGGCCATTTACCGTTATACTTTTCAGGCAGTAATGAAGAACCTACCCACTGGGTCATCTCGAAGGACTTATCAGGCTTACGGCGAATCCATTTAAAGAACTCTACCATTGAGTCGTCTTGGTGCTGAGAGCGTAAGAGCTCAATGATGCTGGTGTCTAGTTCGTCAAACTTGACCTTTTCACGGATGACAAGTTCAATCATCTCTCCTTTGATGTCGCGCTTTACAACGTAGTTCTTAAGGCCGATGGCTCGCATACCACTAGCCTCTAAGGTAAGCAGGACATTACCCGCTACCACCAAGTGGCGCATGACTTTGAAAAGAATAGGCCGCTGTTGTCTAGCGTCCAGTTCTTTGATGGCTAGTCGCTCACCGTTGGCTAGGATTCCTTCTAGATCAGTCTCGGACAGCTTAGCCGCCGCTGCTTGTTTCATGGCCTCTTTGCCTGCTTTTAACTTAGCAAACGGACGGCTAGGGGCAAACATTGCCAGCATCAACTTGTTGGTTAGGTGGATAACCGCTTGTGCGCCCAGCGATTGGTAGTCATGGGACTCGTCTACTGTGTCCGAAGTGGACCAGTCTGGCAGGCACACTTTGGGTACGGTTAGCGCGGCGTAACGCTCTACCCGGGTAAGCAGACCCCGCCGCAGGTTATGCTGCGCTTCCCAAGCTTGAGAGGCAGTTAGGTATTGCACTAGATGTTTACCCCAGTGTTAGAGTTGCCAATGCCAAACTGCTGGCGGCGGCGTTTGGGGTTCATCCCGCCGTCTTTAGGGGCTAGGCTAACCTCAGCGTTTTCCACGGGCTTGTTCATAAGCTCTCTGCTTTGGGTAACCGCAGCGGCCCGTGCCGCGTTGGATGCCTGCATGTCGGCTGCCTGTTTTGCCGATTGCTCAGCCGCCTTTGATGCGGACTCTGCCGCCTGTCGGGTAGCGTTAGCCTGAGCTTCCGCTTGTTGTCGCATTGCGTCAGCCGCTGCGTTAGCCCCGGTGACATCCCCGGCAGCTTTGCGTACAGCGCCTAGGGGATCTTCAACTAACTGCTTAACAAATCCCATTTAGCTTACCTCCTTAAAAAATGAACAAGTCAGCGGGATAAACCCCGCTGAACGGTATGTAGACCCCATGATATCTACAGGAGAACTATCTCCGGTTATCAGGCGGGTAGCTCCCAGACGGACAGCCACAGCAGAAAGATGTTCGGGGATGTTCTTAGTGCCCCATGGCGGTGTACGGTAAACCTTAAGCACCAACCACTCCTGTAAGATTTTGGCTGTCGAGTACCAAGGACAGAAGCAAGTAGTCATCACTAAGTAGCCATCGATTATGTAGCCGTCACCTGCCTCTATGCAAGTCTTAATGGATGTACAAGCTCGCTCAAAGTCTAGCCCGTCTACAAACGGGTAACTCACAGCCACCTTAGCAAATCGTGCTAAGGCCTCTTCTACGTCAGGCCAGTCTTCTGCAATGGTAGCTTTAACGATCATGACTCCTCCACTACATAGCCTATCCGCAGCTCATGTAGCACGGCAGCTACGCCGAGCTTGTAAGCAGCTTCAAGGTTAGTTGTTGAGGAGTTAACCACAACGTTTAACAGCTTCTTTTCTAAAGCGCGGTACGCTTCGCCAGCGAGCCGCTGAGATACAACCTCACGCTTTGCTATCGGTAGAGGTGTTGGGGGGAGTTTAAGATTGTCCATGGTATCTTTCGGTAGTATAGGTACTGAATTAAGAAAAGAAAAAGGCGCTCTCTAGTACATCCATGATGTCTAAAGAACCCTTGGAGGGTGGCGGAGAGCACTGCGGATACTTAGCGTGAAAGTCTTGTGGGGGGTCTGCGGCTAAGTACATTGCCACAAACATCTTCCGTATCGACTCGTACAGAATCTGCGCATTGGCAGCGTGTGTGCCGTAGTCATCATGTATCATGGCCAAGCTGGTAACCCCTTGCTCCGCACAGTCGTTGGTAGTTAGATGCAAATGAGCAGCATCTAGGCTGTGCACAAAGTTAGGTGCAAGCCCACTAGCGTGCCTAGTGGCGTCCGCCTCGTCGGTTTCGGATAGCACTCGGATTTTTATAGGGCCGTGTAGCCAAGTGTTAATCCGATGCACCTCAGCTACATAGTAGTCCTGGCACGCAGGGAAGCCCGAAGGGGTAATCCATGTAATCGGCCCGGCCTCTGTTTGGCTTTTTATAATCGTCCTAGCTGACTTGCGTAGCCAGTCCATGGCCTCCCTGCCTTTGACAACAACGTCCCCGATAGCAGGCCATACCGCTGACATCAGAACCCGCGCTGCTTTGTTGTACTCTGAAGGATCAAACGTTGGGCACATACCCTCCATCAAGTAGTCCTTTACAATGTACTGGGTAGCGGTACGCTCCGTCACGCCGTAGGGGGTAGTCATGACGCTGCGCTTAACAGCTTTCCTGCTGACCCCATGGGCCAACCATTTAGCTCTCAGTACCGCGTCCTCCTCGTCTAGCTGCATAGCGGCCAGACGCTCAGTAGCCGCTTTAGCTACATCGGCGTAGATGTCCCTCATAACAGTGTTGTTTGTGAGGTTAGTGGCCGCGCCACCAACTGCGTCCCGAAACATAGCGGATAGGTTTTGTAGCCCGTTACAGCTACCGTCCATACTGATAGGCAAGCGTGAGACAAAGCCTTCTGGGTCATCTCGATAGGCGGCAAACTCAAATAGCCATGCCAAGAACTGTAACGGGTCGCTAGCCGATAACCAGCCTTGCTCATTAATAGGGTCCGCTGCCATGGCTAGAAGCCCCTCTTCCCGATCTAACACCCACTGAGCACGATCTTCCAAAGGTGCCTTATCAAATCCCCACTTGTTTGCCCCTTGGACATAGAACCATTTCACAGCCTCTAGGCTATCTAACGGCTTGCCCTCGCTAAAGTGGATAAGGGATTTGCTTAAGTCAGACCCCTGCGGATTGAGGCCGTATGTTAAGGGGTAGAGCCTGCCCCGGCTGTCTGCAAAATACACAAAGTAAATAGCTGGGTAATCGCGGAACATTTCAGCGGCGCGGGTGGCTGCGTAAAATCTAGCATACTTTGTACCCATGAGCTTGCGTTGGGTGTGCCATTCAGCGGTCTCCCGCTTCCAACCTTTAAACGCTGCGAGCTTGTCCGCTGGCCACAGTTCTTTGGGCTGGCTTGTCCACTCCTCTTTTAACCACTCTGGCTTAGCAGGGGCTGGCGAGTCATTGAGACTAACGATCTCTTTGGTGGAAAAAGACTTGGCAATCTCATAGACAGTGTCGAGCACCTTGGTGTTTACAGCCCACGCTGTGCGCTGTAAGGCGTTAACAGCGTTATACACCACCGGCATCGGCGTAGTCTTCCCTAGCTCACGGCTAGCCGAGCGACCATGCACAAGGTGATGGTTTGCGCGGCGCATGGCCGGGGTGTGGAAGCCCCCTACTTGGCCCAACGCCCAGTCAAGGGGTGGCTCTACGCAGGGGCCGTAGACAGGCATAGTCACAGCAACGTAAGACTTTACCTTGTCGATTTCAGTGGCCACGTCTGGGTGTAAAAAGACTTCCCGTGCATCCCGCCGATAGCCTGTGCGCAGCTCCAAGCCTATGGAAATCAGGTTCGCTGTCTCCAACAGTCCCATAAGGTAGAAGCCTACCTGCTCGCGGCTTCCAATATCCCATTTGGTAATGTCTATTCCTTTAAGCCCTGCCTGCATGGTGTACACACGCATACGGTGCCGGGCATCCTTAGACAGCTTACGCCCAAAGTCCATGGTCAGGGTATGGAATAGTTCGGGGGCCTCTGCCTGTAGCTGCACAAGGATTAGTTCCCGGTGCACGGTTAGGCCAATACCGGAAGCTAACTCCCGGTGATTGGTAGGCTTGCTGGATAGCAGCGTGCTGAGCACATGGCGTACAGTCAGCCCCGCTACTGCCTCAGGGTCAAGCCCTGTTAGCAGGGTTACGTGCGCTTGTCTTCGCCCCGCCTTCTTGGATTCTACATCAGCCTTGATAGTCTCGGCTAACGGGAGCGTGTAAACGCGAAAGATCTCCTTAGCGTATGGGTTTTGGTGGGCTCGGCCTTGTTCCTCGGCCCTGTTCATTGAGGCCTCAGCGCGGTTTATTCCGCCCTGATACATGGTCTCTTCGACCTCTCTTTGAGTCTTTAAGGTCATGGTCACACATCCTCCCGGATTCCTTTAAATCGAGGTTCCCGCAGCAAGCCGTTAACTGTGATGCCCATAGCTTCCACCTCAATCCAACGATCAATGATCACCGAGGGGTCTGCTGTGAAGGCATCAGCCTGCTCTTGGGTTAACCCTGTGCTTACTTTCTGGATTGCCCCGGCAAAATCAAAACACAGCACACAAGTGCGCTTTTGGGTCTTGACGCCTACGTCCGAGATGACGGCTGTCACTTTAACGCTGTGGCTAAGCAGCGGCTTTACCTTAATAAACTCGCCCCCTTTACCAGCGCCTACCTTGTACAGTCCATCGGCCCGTGCAAGCACGGCACCATCGTAATGGGCAGTAGTAGAATCTTTGCATGTTAGGCTGTATGCTGTGGCCTCTTTTAATGCTTGCGCCAAGGTTCCGTGTACAGCCAACCAGCGAGGTGCATACACGTTAGACGGTATAGTACCCCGGCGGCTCAGAAGCTGGCTAAGGCGGTTTGCGTAAGTCTCCATGTAAGGGGCATTATCAAGCTGACCTAATAAAATAGGAGGGCCGCTAAAGGTATCGTCCGCGTAGTCAAAAGGTACAACGTCAAAGGGTACAAAGCCAAGCTGCGGCTGCGGGGAGTGCCTTCTGAAAGCACCGGATATTTCGTTAAAGCCTGTGCCTAGCATCCAAGCTTCCCCGCAAATAGCTATGCGCTTGTTGTCGGCCAGCGGGTATAAGTCAAGCAGTTGCTCTGCGATGTGGTCCATGCTCAGCACGGCCTCCCCGCTGCGGGAGTATGTGGCTAAGTGCTTACCTTCTGCAAAGGTAAAGATGACATGACAGCCATCATACTTTGGACTTATTATCCAACGACGGGCACTATCGGATTCGCGTAGCCGCATACTGAGTGCTTCTACTTCGACTGCTTTGTGTACTATGTAGTTAGCCATAAGCAACTCCAGTTTCATTTAATGCGCAGCGAATAATTTCAACTGCGTCAACGAAGGGTGTGTTTGCGGTTAGCGTTTCTTCCAACTGCGCGTAAAGGTCGGCGCGAATTTCGTCACTACCGCCTACTAAGGTATCGACTGTACGATAAAGCTTTTCAGAGCGATCCGCAAAATCTTCGTCATCAGTAGAATAGATTGCCAGAGCAATCCCATAGGCTGTACCCCTATTGACCATTGTGTGATACCTCGGTGTGGTGAGTGGGGTTCATACCATCGTGGAGCTTGTAAAGGTGGGCTACGATCGCTTCATGCTCTTCGATAAGCTTGCCCAAGTCTACCTTAGGGGGGCGATCATCTGTGAGCTTTCCCATAGCATCCGCATCTAAGATGATGCCAGCGCAGGCCATTACGCTAGCAAGGTGAGGCACCTTGGTGAAAGGATCGACGTTCTCTCCGTTCCACCACTTCTTGAGGTGGCGGTCAAGAGCAGCACGGTAGATACTAGCTCTTACACCGGATGCTCTCCAGTTGTAGGCCCCATACTTTGAGGCTCCCTCAGCAAAGGCTAAGGCTGCAAACACTTCGAGGGTATCGGGTACTAGATCCAGTGGCAGCTTTGTGCTTCCTACCGCATCCTTGGGGTTAGTAGGCTTCATCATGTTTAGTACATACGCATCTTTAATTTGACGTTCTATTACACTTACGTGGCTGTTACTTGCAGGCATGCTACATTCTCCGAATGGCAATAGATACAGCCCATTAAGGACTGTATCTATGCTAGTTACTAAGTAAGCTTAGCCGTTTGGCTTTGCTGTTTTGTGTATACCTACTGCGGGAATAACCGCCGCAATTAGTACATTGATAACGGGTATACCTACCCGTCTGGGTTAGCTCTGGTGTGGTCGATGGCACTACTGCCGTGCTTGCGCAGCGTGGGCATCTTACTAACTCGTCATCGTAGTAGTTAGCCAGATTTGGATGGCCTCGCATGTATGGACGGAGCTTAAGGTATAGCTCCTCCGTAGCTGGAACGTCGATGCAGTTGTATTTCCGCATCTCTTTCCAAGCTTTAGGGTTGCCCTTTAGGCACTCGGTCCATAGCTCCATCCCCGGGAACTGCGAGTGGTGGTACTTTGGGGTATCCGTTAAGTGGCGACTAAGCCAATCTAGCTTATTGCTGGTAAACTTAGCCACGTCCTTAGCTACTAGCATTGTGTCGATCACCTTAATAGGCGGCAAAGGTGGGTAACCTCTTTCGATAAACCTAGCATTAATCTTCTTAAGATCGAAAGCTACCCCGTTCTGCGCGATGACTATATCCAAATTGGACAGGTCTGCGTAGAGTTTATTAAGTAGCGCCGTGTCGTCCCGGGGGTCGGCCATGCCACTGGTGTCCCAATATACCAGCTTAGCTCTGCCTAAATGCTTAAGGCAGTAAGACAGGATAGTCCACTCCTGCACAATTTGGTTTAGCCCCACATTGACTTTGAATAGTCCCCACACATAGGCTGTTATGGGGCTGGTCTCAATGTCCAATGTAGCAATGCGGGGGCCGTTGCTCATTGGCAGCTTTCGCAAGGCTCCTCCACGCCGCTCATTGCGGCTCCGAGTAACCACTCTGCTTCCTCTTCCTGCACCGTGGCCTCGTGCTCAAAGCCTGCTAACCTTTCGGTAAGTGCTTCACTCGGATGCCTTCCTTGCAGCACGGGCTGCTCTTGCTTTAGTGTTTGTGCGTTCTCGTTTTTCATCGGCTGTCCTGTATAGGTGGTGTAACCACGCGGTCTGCGGGGTGGAGTGGCGCTGCAAATATTCAGCAGTGCCGTGAAGGAAAGCGGCTAGGTTTATTACACCGTACCGCCTGTAGTTATTTTCCACCTTACCAAGCAGGGCATTGCACCCTGAATGTAAGGTAGCCCGGACTACCCCGGTGCTGTGGTCGTGATCAAGCACGGGCTTACTGAGCGGCAGCTTACACAAGGCGCATCGCTGCCCCTGTGCTTCTGCTAACTGCTCCCTAGCCTGCTTGATCTTGGCTTGCGTTAGCCGAGTTAATTGCATACGCTTCCTTGATTCTTTGTCGGATTTCTGCATGAGCAGCAGGCCACTCTATGCAGTGCGTAAACTGCGCCATGGGGTAACCTTCCATAGCGCAGCAGTCCCACGCTTGGGGGTAGGGTCTAATGAACAGCAGACAAGCCTGCTCTAACATCTCCACCAGCCAGCGTTCTTTGTAATAGCTTGTGTATGCCTCACGTACAAGCTGCCCTAGTTTGACGTTATCGTCTACACCTGCAAGAATCTTGGCAGCAGCTGCCTCACCCACTTTGTTTAGATTGTAGGCAGGGTCAACTGCGCTGCCGCCGTACTTGATGGTAGCAAACGGCAGGCCCGGGATGTTGTCCGCCGTATCGCCCTGTAGCATTTGAAGCCAGAACCAGCGCCATCCGTACTGTAGGCCACGGGACTGGAAATTGTCTGGCTCTAAGACTTTCCTTCCATAGACGGCTAAGTGTTTTGGATTAACAGTCACTGTTGTTGTCATGTGTGAGACCCAGTCAAGGTGTACACCGGGCACCATACGCATGTCTTTGTCCTGTGTGTATATCACAGGGGACTTACCATATTCCAGATCGAAAGCACACCAGTAAGCAAATAGGTCATCTGCTTCCGCGTCACGTGTGCACTCCACGTCATAAGGGAACCCACCGCTGAGCATGTAGTCGCGCAGTGCTTGCCAGTTAGCTGGGCGATTGCTGCCTGTGCGCTGGCCTTGGTAAGGCTTACGCCGTGCTATAGCGTAACGGTCGCCTTTTGTGCTGCCCTCCGCAGTTAGCAAGACCATGATGGTTTCAGCGCCAACGATGCGTGCGGCACTGGCAAGCTTATCTCGTAAGTTCTGCTTAGCCACCCCCACGCTTGTGATTTCGTTGCCTGCGCAGTAATACGCTAGGCCGTCCCCATCTACGTATAGCTTTCGGCCAGGTACTATAGGTACTGATCCGCTTGACATGGATTGCGCTTCGGATGCTGCTTGCACGGCGGCAGCAAAGGCCCCCGCCGTTGAGGTGGGGGCTCCTATCATACGATACCCGCTAAGGAATCGTCATTGCTGGTGCCGTGTTGAACGGGGTTACTGTCGGGTAACTGGTCTGTCCAAAGGCCAGCGGGTTCTCGCTCCATGTTCTCGCCCACTGCTGGTAAGTCCAGCACCGCTCCGCCTGCTAAAAGAAGCTGGTGCATCGGGCTGCCTACGAAGTTCTTCGCCGCCTTGACCTTGTTTTGGAGCACGTTCTTAGACTTAGCCGGGGTCACCTTGCCATCGGCTGCTTTGCGTTCAGGGTACTCGCCCTCAATGAAGAGACTTTGCCATTGGGCCATGTCGGCATGCTGCCAGATGAAGCATCGAATGTCGCTTCGAGCTGACGGTACAGGGGTGGGTGCCCACCCCGTTTTGCTCTCCTCGCTTTCAACCCACGGCGGCATAATGCTGTAGCCAGCTGGGCCTTTAAAGGTTGTGGTGATCTGCGGCTTGCCGTCTGACCCTGTCCACTCGTCGTGGAATACTTCGCATTTGAACCCCTCCCCGAGGAGTTCCGCCATGTGCCGGGCAGCCCCGGCGTAGTTCATCCTTGAAAAGAGTTTAAAGAAGTTTGCCTTCTCATTCAAACTCAACGTCTCAGTGATAGTAACCCGATGGGGCTGCTCGTCATTTCCGGTAAGATGACGCTTGCTAACCAACTCAAAGATCAGCATGACCTTCTCTTTTACTTCTTGTTTCCCCTTCATCATCGAGGTTTGCTTGCCTAACTCTACGTAGCCGATGAATCGGCAAAACCCCGGCCCTGTCACTGGGGGCTTGTAGTCACCTCCACCTACCACTGCCTTCGTCATGTCTGCGCCTTGTGCTGCGGCTAGCGCGGCGAGTGCCTTAAAATCTACCATAGTTATTCCTTAGTTGCTTAGTTTAAAACGCAGGTGTGAACCCTGCCATGTACTTCTCTCGAAGTTCTATTCGCAGCTTAGCTGCTGATTCTTTAAGGTGGGGTATCTTATCTTCGTCCATCATAGATTGACCCCATGACGTATCGGATGGTACGCCTACCGGGATGTCCCACTTAAACCACCATGCGATAAAGTCAGAAGCTGCTTCCATGCAAGCGTGCAGTAAGCATGCTACATCAAAGGCTACATCGTCGTGTGCGTCAGCGTACTCAGCATCATGCACTTGGTTGACCAGTAGCCCTAACCCGCCAAAGTTCTTGCGTGCATAGAAAGCCCGAACACTTAGCCACATCGCGGCCTTAGCCCACTCCCCTCCCATGCCCTGCACCACGTAGTTCTTAATCTCCGTTGGTGAAAAGCTTGAGGTGATCCCGCGCTTGACTAGGTACTCAGGGGAAGGTTGCTCCGTGTAGGAGTAGACCTTCCCGTCTGGTGTCCGGTACTGGCTCTCCCTTATATGGCACATCACACCGGGGAAATCTGGGTGAGGGGTGTGCCGCACAACCTTGGAGATACTCTTGATGGCTGCTGTTATGTCTGAGTAATACTGGGGTATCTCAACATACCGCGCATCCTCTGCGTCGGCCAAGGCCTGCACTTCGGATTCCTCCATGCCTGTGCTGGAAGCAATCTTCTTTACCCCTGCCCCGTAGGCTCGTTGGAACGAGAACGTTTTAGCCTTCGTTCGTTTGTAGTCCCACTCTTTTACAGGGGCGCAGTAAACACCCGCTGCATCGGTGTACCCTTTGGCTAAGTTAAAGACTTCTTGGTAGTCCATCTTTTCTTTGGCCGCAAGTCGCACTACGTGCAGGTCCATACCAGACTTAAGGTCAGCAATGAGCTGCTTACACTTAGTTAGGATAGCTTGGACGTATACCTCCAAGCTGGAGAAATCAGACTGTATCAGCTTGCCACCAAAGCGGGACTTAAACAAAGTCTTTACCTCAGACTTGTTACCTTTAGGAATGTTCTGTAGGTTGGGGTCGGAGCTAGAGAGGCGTGCCGTTACTGTGCTGCACATGTTAAGCTTGTGGTGGATGATACCCTCGGCATCAACCAACGTCAGCATCCCGGACTCTTTACCGTTCTCGTCCTTGGTGTAGTAGTACGTGCCCAAGTCCTTAGCCATGCCCATCAAAGACGAGTAAGCCTTGATGAATGGTACGCCGCTAGTCTCGCCTAGCTCCGTAACAACCTCGCTGCTTGTAGACCACACACCGGGGTCAGCCCCTGCCCACTTGGCCTTGGGCTTAGTGAATCCCTTGAAGGTGTAGTCACGCTTGGCAATGCGGCCCTTGGGTTTGGTGTAGTCATCGACCTTAACCTTCTTGGTCTTGTACTCGCCAGCGTTCTTGCCACCCTTGAAGGTAGCGTAGTTGCTTGCATCTGCTACGTTAGACGGGTCGGAGTACGTGATACTACCGTCATCTAAAAGCCAGCCCTGTGCATCCATTTGGGCATAGGCATAAGCGGCGCTACCCTCTGCGGGTGGTGCTTGCCACGTAGTCGTACCATCCTTGAGGTCGTACTGCTTGGCATCGTACTGCACCGTGCCGCCAAAGAACAACGCACTCTTCTGCTTGCTGCTGTTCCAGTTAAAGTCAAATGGCAGGTCAGCGGGTAAGTGCAAAGCTAGCGCAGCAGTAGCTTCGTCAACCTTGATCTTCAGTGCAGCAGCAAGGGTCATGCCTGTCTGCTTGTCTACGAACATCCCATTGCGCTCTGCTTCTACAGTGTAGATCAGTGCCCCCATGTTGAGTAAGATACTTTGGAGTTGTCCTACCGAACGGGCACGGCTAATTTGTCCAAGCGCAATCTTCTCTGTGTTCTCGATGTCTCCCATCTGGAACACGCCCTCTTCGTCTAAACCCCCGCAAAGGTAGCGAGTCAATAGGGCAGGCTCGATGTCCTGTGTGTTAACACCTGCTGCCCATAGGGCTTTGACTTCGTCCACCTTTACGTTACCCCCGTACCGGGGGGCAACCTCGTCGAGGCTTAGCATCTGATCTTTTTGGCCCATACCGTTTAGTAGGTACTCGGCCAATTGACAATCCCAAACGTTGCCGCCGCCGTCCACATACTCCATCCATGCTGCCAAGTTATCGGCATCTTGCAGCGCATGGAGCAGGTCAAACTTTATGTTGAAGCCTATCAACAACTTGGTGTTCTCTAACACCGGACGCAGCCAGCCTGCTTTAGGCGGGGTGCTTCCAAAGCGGTGCTCAGTTACAGCGCCACCCTTAGACTTCCATCCGTGGGTTACCACCCAATTAGCTTTATCAAAAGGGTTGGCCTTACGCTTGAACGATGTTGCTGTCGTTGTCTCTGTGTCCCAAGTAGTATAACTCATAGCTCATTTCTTTCTTGTAATACCTGCTGCTGGTGGGGTTGCTATGTTAGCCTCAAGCATAGGTAGCCAACCAATGGGCTTCCCACTACCTGAAGTGAAGCAATCATGTGTCCAGTCCCAGCCCGCAAACAGCCACTCTTTATCGTCTTGGTGGTCTGAGAAATTACAGCCTATCGTCCACACTGGGATGCTTGCATCTTCCAGAGAGTTCTCGGTAAAC